GTTTTCTGTATGATGTCTGATACTGCTTACCTTCATCAGTTGTCTTTACACCGAATAGCATGCCTACACGATTAGGTTCACCATCATTGGTCATCTGTAGAATACCTTTGATCTCTCCAAAGTTACCTGCGAAGATAGCATCCCAATTATCAAAGAACAATTGCTCACCTTTCTTACCACCCTTATGGTTTACCCATACACGGATGAAGTTCATAAGCTGCTCTTCGCCATTGAAAGCTCTTCTCAGACCTTCCTTGTTGAACCACTCATACTGAGGTCCTTGTTCAGGGTCTGCATAACAGAACTGTGCAAAGTTGTTCACGAACTGAACTTTACCACTCTGAGATACTACATCCTTCTTTGTAATGAAGAAAGATTCACGATATAAGAAGTCATCCTCTGGTCTACTCAACCACATATCGATACGTGCACGGGTATTACCCTCTGCATCTGTATCAACTGATGGTGTTGGTGCCTTCGGTTCTTCGAATCCGAGAACATTCTTCATCTCCTCAACAGATGGAGCAATTGCTTTGACATATACGAAGTTCGCACCTGTCATCAATTTTACTCCTCCTGTTACCTTTTCTGCACTGTCTCTTACTCCGATCGCCATTAGTTAAATGTATTATAAGTATTAGTGTTAGTAAACGTCTCTGTTACAGGCACTTCAACAGTTGTTACACCTGGAATGGTAGAAGCATTTACATCTTCAGTACTTGTAGTGGTATCATCTACAAGATCAAACATAGGAACAACAACTTTTGTCGTCTTTACGTCTTTCAATTTAGGATGCTCGAACAAGAGTTTAACCTGATCTTTAGGTAGATCATAGTATTCCTGAATAGAACCTACTTCTGGGTTGTAGTTACGAGCTGTGTTAGTTCGTGTGTATCCTGCTCCCATAAGGGTAATGATCTCGCTGATAGAGATCTGCTTTTTAGAATTGGAGTTTTCCATTTCTTAGTTAATAATTAAAGATTAAAATTGATCAATTTTGGGACCCTCTCCCATAGTATTCGTTGATACTATCAACGACATTCTTAAGATCGTTGTCGATCTTGAGTTCACTGAACATTCCCATTGGGGACTTTGCAGTAGTATCACCTGGATTCTGAGTTACGAAGTGATTCCATAGTTTCTTGCTACCACCCTCTTCTTTGGTTTCAACATCTGCATACAATACAATGGTGAACATACCTTCGAGTGTGATTTTATCATCTACAAGCTTACCAATGGTCTTCGCTTTCTTCTTACGAGCACCTGTGGAGTCCGTAAGTTCCTCTTCGTGAGTAAGATAGATAACTGTAAGGTCATCACGCAAGTTAGTAGGTGCATTAGCAAGCTCCCAGATATGTTTACCTATCTGTGTGAACTTCTCAAAACCTTTCACCTCTGCTTTACGCATGAACTCATTTGCAGCACAGTACTGCCAATCGTCTATCACTACTGTTTTGATATCAGGCATCTTGTCACTTACATATTGCATTACCTGCAATATTGTAGGCACATCATCTGTGCTGTACATATTACCTGCATCAGGTCGTCCTCCTTTCGGAACACGCTTGTAATCTCTACCTTTAGGAAACGGCAATGCCTTTCCCTGTACATTCAAAATGTATGTACTCTTAGGATCAAGATTCATCATTGAGGTGCTCTTACCTGCACCTGATGGTCCTACGACCAACACGCCAATTGCGCTCATTCTTCTTAAAATTAAAGTGTTTGTACGTACTGGTAGACTTTTTCTACCTCTGTACTATCTTCCGACCTCGGCATCTCTTTGAAGTAACTACACGCACCATCAAAGAAAAGCGGGGTTCTAACATTTGACTCACCGTCACGACTCTTAAGTATCAACAATACTCTGAAGTGATCTTGCAATACATCAACACGATAGTTGTCACACTCTTCCATCTGATAACGATCAGGAGCAAACAGACCGAAGACATTATCAGCATCACGCTGTGTCTCTTTGTTGTTTGCAAGACCGTCCAATGATGGCTCAAGTTTCTCATCAATTGATTGACCCTTGAAAGTGTATTGCTTCTTCTCTTTATCAGAACTCTGCTGTTGAACGTTCACAACTATGTTAGCATACTTGTTACGCAGTTCAATACAGTGCTGAGATGAGAATTTGCTTATCGTTTCGTGTTTGTTAAGACCTCTCTCTGTTCTCAACAGACCAATATGATCTGTAATACAGATAACATACTCATTAGGATCGTTTGGAGTATACGAATCATTGACCTCTTTCTCAATACCGTCAATGGTTATCTTTCGTTTTGTCCAACTACCCCTTTGCTCATTGTATGTCTTCATCGTCTTGAAGATACCTGTAGGATTATGTATGTCATCCACAATGGTTACGTATTTCTCAAGATCAGCAAAATAATCCTTTGCTTCTTCAATCTTTTGAATCACACTGTCAGGCAGATAGTAACCTACCTTACCAACAGAGCGTAAATCCTTAATGGACACACGCATATTGTGTTTGACGAACAGCCAATATGATATGATGGACATCATAAACTTTTCCTTACTCTCTTCTAAACTGAAATAGAATATCTTCAATCTGATATCCGTCTCAGGGTTCTCCTTGATGAACGTGTAAGGGACAATAACATACAGAAAACGTGCAAGCTTGGACTTACCAACGCCTGAGTTTGCTGTACATATATCGTATGTACCTCGTTCTATACCAGGAAAGAACCTTGATGTTCGTTCAAAAGGAAAAGGAATGCAGTTCACATGCCCTAAAGCAGCTCTTTCCTGTCTCTGTTTTATCTGAGACAGAGCTGCATCAAATATGCCGTCCCCACTTGACATCCTTTTCGGGTTCATCTTCAAGTATAGCATCACAAAGTGTTGCAAGCATAGAAGTACCGTCTTTGTAAATGAGATATTCACTCACCTTCATAAACGCATAGTTCTCCTTCGCCTTTGCTTTGACATACTTTTCGGTTGCTTTAAGTATCGTGTCGTTATCATACTGCGGAAACTCAGTTTTGAACTTCCTGAACTTACGTATGATATTGGTCATATTACCTCTTACGGGATGATTGTTGGTCTTTACACCTTTTGGAAAGAACTCTCTGAACTTATCAGCAAGCTCTTTTATCTCATCAGTAGTAGGTGGAACAAAGTTCCTCTTCTCTCTGAATAGAGCCTTTACAATAGTTCTACCTTTATCGGTTATAGCACCGTCATCACCAACGTAACCAAGACTGTGAAGATAGTTAATATTACAGATATTACCAACTGTAAATTTAATATTCTCACACAAACCCTTAAGAAAAAAGACCTCATTAGGTGTCATTCCTCTCGCTTCCATCAACTTCACATTTACACCTATAATATCCATTAGTATTTTTTCATTAGTAAAAAATTTTTAGATTATTCATCTGTGTTATCATATCAATATCAAGAGCATCAACAGGTTCATCCTGTATCAACTCCTTTATATGTTCGGCACACGTGGTACCGACACCCTCTCTCATGTTAATAGAGTTTGTAATACCCTCATAGTCATCAGCATCAAGCATATCTGACCAGAGAAAATCACTTATCATCTGTAGTGTTACCATAGGTCTTTATAAACTGATTAATATCCAAATGAGTAATGACATTGAACTCTTCCATAGGAATTGTCTCTGTCATCTTTTTGAACCACTTCTCCTCTTGTGTACCGACTGTAACAAAGATGAACACACTACCTTTCTTGTTTCCGTTCTTACGCAATCTGCCTATACGCTGTATCATATCTATAGAACTACTATAGTATGACATCATTATCACGTTGTCTGCTCCCTTGAGGTTTGCACCCTGCTTAAGCATCTTGAACGAACCGATGGTACGTATGTTACCTTTGTCAAATCTATTGCGGAGGTCAAAGTTCAACTCATCACGCTGTTTCTTTGTCTCACCTTTCTTTGCAGAACGTACCACATTTGCAGTAACCTTTTCAAGTGTGGTCAGATCATTATTGAATATGATCGTCTTACCCTTGATGGTCTTATTCAACTGCTTAGTAGCCTCCACCTTAGAAGGAAGTGAGTACAAAAGTTTTGAGCGTTTCATCATAGATGATTTTACCAAGTAATCCTTTTTACTATATACACCCTGCCAGAACAGGTCATCAAGATACTTGTAGCTACGTGCTTCAGTTGTCTTGAAAGGATTCTTCTTGCTGCCACCATCTATGTTGCGAGTACTCTGATCAAGTCTATGATAGATAACGTGTATATCAAGCTGTCTTGATGTACCCTCACGTTGACCTGCACCTACATCGTATGTAAAACATACAGGTGCTATGTCATCCAAGAGTATCTCTTTGTTGACCTCTACATCATCTATTACATAGGTTCTATCAGACTTTACCGTAGCACTCAGACCGAGTATACGCTTACACTTGTTATTCTTGTAGAACTGCACATATACAGGACTCATTGAATCGTGTATCTCATCGCATACTGCAAGGTGAAATGACTTACGTCTCCACTTACAAGCAGACTGATAACAAGCAAACTCAAGGTTTACATGCTCACGTACATCAACACCGAATGCAGACTTGAACTTATCAATATCTACATTGAGATCGTGTTCACGCTGTGCTGTCTCTGCAAGAAATACGACATCACTACCCTTTGGTAATGATGCCATACAGTCAAGCGCAAGAAACGTCTTACCCATACCTGTTGCAAGCTCTACAGTACCTAACTGATCACATGCATCCCAAGCTTCTTTAGCCTGGATACCTATTTCACGTTTCTTATTGTCTATCTTCATAGTCTAATAATTAGTGCTATCAATACTGCAAAAACACATAGTAATGCAATTATCATATTTAGCTCATGTTTTGATGGCTCTTTCATAGTTGTTCTAAGATTTTGTTACATTCTTTTAAGTAATATTCAAAGTTGAGATTATAAGGTCCGTCAAATGTTCTATTGAACATTGTCACATTATGACCTGCTTCTATGTATGACACACGATGTTTATCAATCTTTACATCTTCTACTATATCAAAGATGTTAAGCTGATTTGCAGGTTCAAGCTCAAGAGCGTCCTTCTTGTTTTCATCAGGCGGCAGGATCTTACGCAAGCTTACACCATCATTACTTACAAAATATCTGTTTGTCTTTTGAACTGGAACTATCGTATGACTTCCATTAACAAGTGATTCTGTTTCATACTTTGCCCCTCCTCTTGCTCGAACACTACCGCAGAAA